AGTTACTAATGATAAAAGATTATGTAAGAAGTTATCAAGATTTTCCTAAGGAGGGCATAGACTTTAAATGCACAGCAAGTTTGTGCCAAAGTCCACAAGGATTTGCAGAAGCAAATAATTTTCTTTATGACAAGCTGTTGAAATATTGTCCTGTAGATAAGATTGTTGGTTTAGATGCTAGAGGATTTATTTTTGCTAGTATTTTTGCACACAGAACACGCAATCCGTTAGTGCTGGCTAGAAAAAAGGGAAAACTACCTCCTCCTACTAAAAGTAAAGAATATCAATTAGAATATAATACAGCGACCTTAGAAATTAAATCAGATGCAATATCTAAAGATGATAGAGTAATTATTATAGATGATTTAATGGCTACGGGTGGTACAATGAACGCCGCAATAGATATTGTACAAGAATTGGGAGGCAATGTAATTGCTTGTGCTTGTATAATGGATATAACATATTTGCCTGGATCAAGCACAATAAAAGATAGAAATATACCTTTCTATGCAGGAGCTGAATATTCGTAATCTCGAATATTCCATTATTTTTCGGTTAAATACGTTATGTCGAAAAGTTTAGATGGTGTACTAACCAAAAAAGCAAACAGAAAAGAAACTTTTTCTGAAGATCAAATAAATGATTTAGTGCAGTGTATGGAACCAAAATTAGGATACTTGTACTTCGCAAAAAAGTTTTCTTTTATACAGCATCCTGTACAAGGCAAACTAATATTTGATCCTTACGAATATCAACTTAGATTATTACACAGTTATCATAGTTATAGATTTAACATAAACATGATGCCTAGACAAACAGGAAAAACTACCTGTGCGGCAATATATCTGTGTTGGTATGCTATGTTTATTCCTGATCAGACAATACTTATTGCCGCTCACAAGTATACAGGCGCACAAGAAATAATGGCACGTATACGTTATGTATATGAAATGTGTCCTGATCATATAAGGGCTGGTGTCACAAGTTACAACAAAGGCAGTATTGAATTTGAAAACGGATCACGTATTGTAAGTCAAACTACGACAGGTAACACAGGACGTGGTATGTCTATATCATTACTGTACTGTGACGAGTTTGCATTTGTTATGCCTAATATTGCAGAAGAATTTTGGACATCAATATCACCTACACTAGCAACAGGTGGTCGTGCTATTATCACTAGTACACCTAATAGTGATGAAGACACATTTGCTACTATATGGAAGCAAGCTGAACAAAAATATGACGAACATGGTAATGAACAAGAGCTAGGAATAAATGGATTTCATAGTTTTATTGCAACATGGGACGAACATCCAGATAGAGACGAAACTTGGCGTGATGAAGAAATTGGACGTATCGGCGAAGAAAAATTTAGAAGAGAATATGGTTGTGAATTTTTAGTATTTGACGAAACACTTATTAATAGTATACACCTTGCAAATATGGAAAGTTCTAAACCTATTATGAACATGGGGCAAACTAGATGGTATAAAAAAATTAAACCAGATGCCACATACGCTATTGCTTTAGATCCTGCAATGGGTACAGGCGGAGACTATGCCGCTATACAAGTATTTGAATTACCTTCATATGAACAAGTAGCAGAATGGAGACATAACACAACACCTATACCTGCACAAATACGTATCATGACAGATATAGCAAAATATATAGAGCAACAAGTTGGTAGTGCTAACAGCATATACTGGAGTGTAGAAAACAATAGTATAGGTGAAGCGGCACTAATTGTTATAAATGATTTTGGTGAAGAAAATATTCCAGGCTTGTTTGTAAGTGAACCAATACGCAAAGGACATGTACGTAAGTTTCGTAAAGGATTTAATACTACACACGGCACAAAAGTAAGTGCTTGTGCAAGATTAAAGACTATGATTGAAAGTGATAAAATGAAAGTTCAAAGCGGACCTTTGATTACAGAGCTTAAAGGATTTATAGCGGCTGGTAGTAGTTTTAAAGCAAAGCCCGGAGAAACAGATGATTTAATTAGTGCAGTGCTGTTAATAATTCGAATGATGACAGTACTAAAAGATTGGGATCCTAGAATATATAATACCTTCACAACAGTTGAAGATGTAGAAGAATATGAAGCACCGATGCCGATCTTCATATCCACCAACTATTGATAAATACTATGTCATGAAGAATTTAGAATTAATAGCAGAAGAACTTTTTAATAAAATAAGAGGTAGATTTCCTTCTATTACTATAGGTGATGAGGAAGGAAAAGTTACTGACCAACCAAAACTTGCTCGCTTTTTTGATTTTCAATATAAACAGGGAGAAAAAAGTTTAGGTAGTGTAAGTGTTACTCTTACAGATGAATCAGTCCAAGTAATGTATAACACAGATTTTGTTGCAAAAGAAGACACGGCGACAAGAAATAGTTGGTATGATTTTTTAAAAGAACTTAGAATGTTTGCTAAAAAAAGATTATTAACTTTTGATACGCGAAATATTAATAAATCAAATCTTGACAAAAGAGATTATCAATTCTTAGCGAAACAGCGTAGCGGAGAAGAACAAATGAATGAAGCAAAACTATATGGCACAAGTAGAAAGAGCTATCAAGATATAGGTACTGCAAGAGTAACTATAGAACATACAAAACCTGTAAATCACGAACTGGCAGCAGGACGGACACAATATATTGGGTCTTTGTTTATTGAAAGTTCAGAAGGTGAACGTTTTAAATATCCGTTCAAACATCTAAACGGTGCACGAGCAATGGCAAGACATGTTGCAGAAGGCGGCAAACCACATGACGAATTTGGAAAGTATATTACAAGCCTGTCTGAAGAATTATCAAGTCTACGCAAGTTTAAAACATACATGTCTCGCTCAGCTGTAATGGCAGAAGGATTAAGCGTATACAGCGAAGCTGTAATTGAAAGAATTGACACAATCAAGAACACAGTAGAAAAATTACAGCGTTCAACAAATTATAAAGAAGCAATTGATACATATGAATCTGCAATACTAGAAGATGTGCCTACCGACGTTGCAGAAAATTGGATCGATCAACTTACTATTCGTCAATTCAACGAAGAATTACAAGATGTATTTCCTTACATATACAAATTAATAAGTGAAAAAACAAAAGCAGATGAACTAGGTCCAGACGATCTAGCGGAAGAAAGAACAGACGAAGCTGTTCCTATTATACTAGGATTACTAGGTTTAGCAGGTGCAGGTTACGCGGCAAGTAAAATGATGCCAAGTGCAAAAGATGCACCTTTAGGTAAAGCAATCAAGATAGCTTGTGATAAAGGTGATGCTGATGCATGTAAGTATTATAAAAATTTGGATGGTATCGTAGACGTAAACGATACCGAAACATTAGAAATGCTTGTATTTCAATATGTGAAAGAACCATTTGGAGACTTTGATAAAGTACCTATGGAAGATGTACACGATCAAGAAATTGAGAATTCTTTTGATGAGCTTATGGGACAATTTGCTGACAATGATGAAGATTTAGATGAAGGCTATATGAAAGGCTACCAAAAGTACCACTGCGAAGACTGTGGTTGTCAAATGCACGTAGCAACTCCTAAATGTGATTGTACGCATGATTGTCATGATGAATCAGGTTCATGGTGGAAAGATGCTAACGGAAATGGTGTGCCAGACATAAAAGAAGGCAAAGGACAAAAACAACAAGCACCTATAAGCGAATTTATTCTTAGCCATTATGATAGACACACAGGACAGTTTCCAAAAGGAGAAACAGCAGTACTTACAGCAATTGAAAAAGACTACGGAGAACAATTCATTACTCCAGCAAAGCAATTTATAGAAGCTATTAACGCTAAGTATGAAGAAATTAACGGATATAAAGATCCAGAACTTATGGATGGTGTAAAAACACCAGGAGACAGTCATTATAATAAAGAACGTGCAATGGACATGCTTAAGAAAAAAGGCATTACAAATCCATCATACGGTGAACTAATGGCCGCTATCAAACAGATAGAAATGGGCGAGAGCACAAAAGAACTAGAAGATATCCGTAGAATAGCAGGAATATAAAATAATTTCAAGAATTTAGCAGAAAAAGGTTGACTTCTGCTATATAATGTCATATAGTACATAATGTGCTGTATGATAAACAAAGGCACAAGCTAAAGGCAAAACATAGGAGGCTTATATTATGGCATCATTAGCAGAAATCCGAGCGAAACTTAAAGAGCAAGAAACTCGCTCATCAGGTACATCATCAGGTGGTGGTGACAACAGCATTTACCCATTTTGGAATATTAAAGAAGGCGAGAGTGCAACACTCCGTTTCCTTCCTGATGGCAATGCAGACAACACATTTTTCTGGCAAGAACGTTTGGTTATCAAACTTCCTTTTGCAGGAGTAAAAGGTGAAACAGATTCACGTCCAATTCAAGTACAAATCCCATGTATGGAAATGTATGGCGAAACATGTAATATTCTAAACGAAGTACGTGGTTGGTTTAAAGACGCATCTCTTGAAGATATGGGTCGTAAGTATTGGAAGAAAAGAAGTTATATCTTCCAAGGATTTGTAACTGATAATCCTTTGTCAGAAGATAGTACACCGGAAAATCCAATCCGTAGATTTATTATTGGTCCGCAAATCTTTCAGATCATCAAGCAGGCACTAATGGATCCTGATATGGAAGAACTGCCAACAGATTATACTGCTGGTGTAGACTTCCGTCTTAATAAAACAAGCAAAGGTGGATATGCAGACTATAGCACAAGTAATTGGGCACGTAGAGAGCGTCCATTAGCAGATGCTGAAATGCAGGCAGTGAACACACATGGGTTATATAACCTAGGTGATTATCTTCCTAAGAAGCCAGGTGAGATTGAGCTGAAAGTAATGCAGGAAATGTTTGAAGCATCAGTAGATGGTGAAGCATATGATCCTGATCGTTTTTCACAGTATTTTAGACCAGCAGGTATGCAGGCAAGAACTGGTGATCCAAATGTAGCGGCAAGCCCAAAGGCAACTGCTACAAGTGCAAGTGCACCAGCACCTGCGCCGAAAGCTGAAACAGCACCAGTTGCAGAGACTACTCCTGCACCAGCGGCTGATCCTGCTCCTGCAACACCAGCAGAAGCAACACCCGCAGAAGGTAATGCACAAGACATTTTAGCAATGATACGTGCAAGACAAGGTCAGTAAGATATAGCACCTCTACTAACAAAATCGCGAACAGAGATTCATTGCCATTGGCTGTCAACGTTCCAAACGTTAGTAGAGGTACTTTTGAAAAGGAGATACTATGGCGACTAAAGCATTTGATCCGACTAAGTTTCGGAATTCTTTGACTAAATCTATAACAGGTATGAGTGCAGGTTTTAATGATCCTACAGACTGGATTAGCACAGGTAACTTTGCACTCAACTATCTTATATCAGGAGACTTTAATAAAGGTGTTCCTATGGGTAAGGTAACGGTATTTGCTGGCGAATCAGGAGCAGGCAAATCTTATATTTGTGCAGGTAATATTGTAAAAGCCGCACAAGATCAAGGCATTTTTGTAGTTCTAATTGATTCAGAAAACGCACTTGACGAATCCTGGTTACATGCACTTGATGTTGATACATCAGAAGAAAAACTACTTAAACTAAACATGTCAATGATTGATGATGTAGCAAAGACAATATCTACATTTATGGCAGACTACAAAGCTATGAATGAAGAAGAACGTCCTAAAGTTTTATTTGTAATTGACAGTTTAGGCATGCTACTAACACCTACAGATGTTGATCAGTTTAACAAAGGTGATATGAAAGGTGATATGGGTCGTAAACCTAAGGCACTTACATCTCTTGTACGTAATACAGTAAACATGATTGGCTCGCATAACGTAGGACTTGTATGTACAAATCACACATATGCATCACAAGATATGTTTGATCCAGATGATAA